ATGCAATTTGCGCTTTTTGATAAAGATAAACCGCACAAAAATTTCCTTACTCTGTTTCTCTTTACTGCCTTTTTCTGCTTCGTTGGCGGCCATTTGCGCCAGCCCGCTGAGCTGTCGCTGTTTTGGCCGATAAATGCCTTATTGACCGCCATCTTTGTTCGCTTCCCCTGGCTCCACCGTCCGCGTTATTACCTGGTATGTTACGGCGCCATGGTATTCAACGACACGCTCTTTTCCGGCTGGGCGATGCCGGCGTTTATTATTAACGGTGCCAATATCGTCTTTATGCTGGTCGCCGTTTCAATGCTGATCCCGCGTGCCGGACTGATCAATGCCTCCGGCAGAGTAAAAAGCGCGCTAAGTATTTTTCCAGCCTGTTTGCTGGCGTCGGTGGCGTGCGCCAGCTGGGGCGCGCTGGCGCAGGGGCTGCTCTTTAGCGAACATTTTCTGTCGGCCTGGAGCGAATGGTTAAGCGAACAGTTTTCCACTGGCGTGCTGCTGTTGCCTTTTTTGCTGACGCTGCCGCGCCGCTCGACGCTGCTCTCCTCGCTGGCCCACGGGCAGCGCTTGCTGCCGGTTTTAACGTTGGGGATGTCGATTGCCGCCGCCGTCATTATCGGCGGCGGCGGCAGTCTCTCTTTTCCCACTCCGGCGCTAATCTGGTGTGCGATTAGCTATCCGCTTTGGCTGACCAGCGGGCTAACGCTGCTGACCGGCATTACCGAAATCATTCTGGTCGTTCATGGCGTCATGAATATTCAGGGCGACGACAGCCTGCTGGCGCTTAGCCATCTGGCCTCGGCACGGCTGGGCGTGGCGACGGTCGCCATCAGCCCGCTGATCGTCGCCGTCAGTATGGATGCCATTCGGCAGCTTAATCATCAGCTGACGCTGCGCGCGAACCACGATTTTCTTACCCGGCAGCTTTCGCGTTCCGGCCTGTACGATCGCCTGAATCAGCTGGATGGCGCGCAGGCGCTGCGCGGCCGCTGGGCGGGCGTACTGCTGATCGATATTGACCATTTTAAAGCCATTAATGACAACTACGGCCATGATGCGGGCGATGCGGTGCTGTTTGACGTTGCGCAGCGTATGCGGCAAACGGTGGATGAGGCGGGTCTGGTTTGCCGGTTCGGGGGCGAAGAGTTCTTAGTGCTGCTTTTCGATCTCGATGAAGCCCGACTGCTGGAGAAGGCGGAAGAAATCCGCCAGTGCATTATGCAGCAAAAATTTATGCTGCGCGGCAGTGCCGTTGCCGTCACCGTGAGCATCGGCGCAGCCAGCGGTAAGCTGGCAGGCGTTAACCTTAACGACGCATTTAACCAGCTGGTATCTGCGGCGGATAAACAGCTGTTTATCTCAAAACGCAGCGGGCGTAACCGAACGACGCCGATGCCGGAAAGCGCAAAGCCGACGGCGGATGCGCTGACGTAACGGCGACAGGGAAGAAAAAACCGCAGCAGCTAACCTGCACTGCTGCGGGGTCAGAATTAAGATGAAGCGGGCCCGTTAAGAGCGAATATAGGTGCGGATGACATCGGCGATGGCTTTGTTCGCTTCGCGGGCATCACGATGTTCAACCTCGTGCGCGAGGTTTTCCAGATACTTATTTAGTTTGCCGCCGGTAGGCACGTTGCCAAACGTAATCAGCATCTGAACAATTTGACGCAGCGCCAGCAGCTCCAGCGACAGACGCTCAACAACGGGATCTTTCTCAGACATATTTACTCCGGCAGACACAGAACTTTTCTGAGAAACATCATACGCGGTTGGCCATTTTTCAATCGGCTAAACAGAGGCGATAAGCGAGGGTATTTTGCTGCGGCAATCGCGGGCGGGGTATCGCTGTGCATCTGCCTTCGTTGGATGCATTTACCTGTCGTCCCGTTCGGGCAAGGCCCGCAAATCCAGCCGCAGCCGGATTTACGGACAGCCGTTAGCCTGGCTCGCTGTAAACGCCCGTCACGCGCCCCAGCGTTTTAATCTCATCGATCCCGCATTCAAATACCACTTTGCCGCCGGCGACATGTAATTTTCTGCCCGGCAGCTTAGTCAGCTCGCGAATGCTGATTGCGCCTTCTATATCCACTAACCACACGCCATCGGCCAGCGAAGCATCCTGCTCAATAAAATAGAGTTTGCCCTCCGTCTGCACGCCGATCGGCCTGGCAAAAGGTTTGCTGAAAAACTTACCGGAGATAGTGACCGTGCCCGTGCTGACCAGCGACTCTTCACTTAATGTGAATGTCTCGATTTTCTGGCGATCGTCGACGCCACTGGCCTCGAACGGTGAGCCGTTGCCAGTAAGCAGCCAGGCAATGCTGGCACCGGTTTCTAACGCGCAATGTACGATAAAGTCATAAGAAATCGAGTCGCGGCTGTATCTGTTCGCCAGTGAGCTTGACGCGATTTCAAAATGTCTGGCCAATTGAATTTTCTGAGTAAATCCGTAAGCCTCGCAGATTCTGTCCAGCACTTTTTCGTTGTTCAAACCCAGCTCTTCAATTCTCATTTAGCTTTAACCTATTTACAAACTCCATTTTGGGAGTTAACTTAAGCCTGAACCGAGCTAATCAATGTCGGATCTTGGCAAACTAATGTCTGTTAATTGCAATCACTAGCAAACAGGGAATCATGCAACATGGCTTCTGAAATCGCAATCATCAAAGTGCCCGCGCCGCTGGTTACTTTGCCGCAGTTTGCAGAACGGGAAGATGTTTCTCAGCCTGTGGCTTACCGCGGAATAAGCGACGTTATCCCGCGGGCTCCCACTACGCCGTGGGGCGTCTGCAAGGGCAGGCAGCAGGCAGGTGGGCCAATTCACATCGGTTATGTCCGCTGAAAAGAAGCGTTGTTGCGTAAAGCGCGGGCATTCCTGTGTTCAGCTATACATGAATGAAGCATTCACATTTTGTGAATTTTAACACGGGGAGCTATCCAGTTTTCATCTTTTGTCCTTTTCAGCAGAAGGCATGATGAAAAAAGCGTAGCCAGCAGCGTTTACGCTGCACGCTCTGCAAGGCAGGCAGGCCAAAGAAAATAGATAAGGGGACAGATAAACGCGCCAGTAAGCAGGTAGAGCGATCGGCGTTTTATCGGAGGAAATATGGCTAACTCAGCGATAGCGGTAAAAACAAAATATGCACCGACACCTTTTACTGAGATTCGTCTGTTACACGCGCGCACCGATAAAATCGAAAAAATGACCTTTGATGAATTTCGGAAAGCGTGGCGTCAGATGCGCAGGAATAATCTCAATCCGGCGCTGAACTATTTTAATCGACAAAATGAGCAATTTAAATTTTGCGTGCTGACGCTGGCTAATCGCGACGCTCCCGGCACATTTAAAAGAGATGAAGTCGGCAGGCCATTTGAATATTTCGACGAACGCCGCCGCGAACTGATTATTCATGCGATGAATAAAATAGCGCGCTGGGGACAACTATTGCCGCGTCAGTTTTCAGTGGCCGACGCTTTTTTAACTGAATAAATAAAACCGTAATCAATGGCGTAAACCCGCCGGGCATGCTTTTGCCTGAAATCAGGAGATCAATAAATGCGAAATAGCGAACGACATATCGAATGCATTGATGAATCAGCGTCGATCGCCGTGCTGAACGACGTCCGTAACCATGAACGCCGCCATCGCGCGCGGCAGGTATCGGGACGTCTGTCGGCGCTGGCGCTGCATATCCATACGCAGGGACTGAACGGCGTTGAGGCCGCCGAACTGCTGCGTCAGGAAGCTGAACGTTATGAAATTGAATCACAGGAACTGCATTAATGGCCGACGCGATGGATCGGGTACAGGAATGGGTACAGGAAGTGTTGGAACATCAGGTGGCTCAGGCCACCGCCCGTGGCGAGCAGGTCAGTGAGTTTTTCTGTATCGAGTGCGACACGGCGATCCCGGAAGCACGTCGCCGCGCCCTCTGCGGCGTCACGCGCTGCGTCGCCTGCCAGGAGCTGGCGGAGCTGAAAAGCCGCCACTATCGGAGCAGCCTGTAATGATGCCGCAGTATGCTTACCCGTGGAATGCGCCACGGGAAGCGATTCCCAGCCCGTACCCCACTTATGAAGAGCTATATCGCCGCGAGCAGCAGATTGCGGCGCTGCTCCATGCGCGCGCATTACTTGAAAAGCAGCCGACTATCGTACAGCTACACGTCAAAGGTTACGTCAACACCCTGGAAAAAACGCAGGGCGCAGGGCGCGCTAATGCGTACTTAGCGAAGACCTTCGTTGAGCGCATATTGCCGCGCGTTGAACGCGTCAATAAGCAGTATGGCGCGCGCGAGATGAGCCGCAGCACCTTTCGCCTGCTGGCTGGCAATAACGGTGCGCAGCCGGGCGCGGCCAGAACGGCGGGCGCCTGGTGGGAGCTGATAAAGCGGTTTAATCGTCTGGCGGATATGACGCGTGCGGACGGCGATCTGCTGGCGGAAGACATCGCTCACTTTATGCTGGCGGAGATCGCGCAGGCTCATATCCAGATGCGCGATGAGACAGAATACCGCTACGTTCATCGCCTCTATATATTGGCCGCCAGCCTGACGCGCGAGCTGGGCCTGGCGCCGCCGCTGTGGGAAAAAGTGACTTCACGCCTGTTCTCGCCGGACGAGGTCGTTCCGGCCATTATGCGGATGCAGAATGCGAAATGGTGGAAAGGGCGTCTGCGTCGCGTGGCGGCGGCGTGGCGCGAGCATCTGCATATCGCGCTGGCCAACGTCAGTAAAAAGCGCACGCCTTACGCCAGCCCAATGGCGGTGGCGGAATGGCGCGAGCAGAAGCGTCGCACGCGGGAATTTCTCAAAGGCATGGAGCTGGAGGATGAAGAGGGCAACCGCATCAGCCTGATTGATAAATACCACGGCAGCGTAGCGAATCCGGCGATACGCCGTGGCGAGCTGATGATCCGCATTCGCGGCTTTGAAAATATCTGCAATGAAATGGGCTTTGTGGGTGATTTTTATACCTTAACAGCGCCCGCCTGCTATCACGCCACCCTTAACAACGGCCGCCCTAATCACAAGTGGAACGGCGCCAGCCCAGTGGAAACGCAGCGCTATTTTTGCCGCGTCTGGCAAAAAGCGCGTGCCAAACTCCATCGTGAAAACATCCGGCTGTTCGGCATTCGGGTTGCCGAGCCGCACCATGACGGGACGCCGCACTGGCATATGCTGATGTTTATGCGCCCGGAAGATGTGCAGCGGGTGCGCCAGGTGATCAGCGATTACGCCTGCCAGCAGGAAAGTGATGAGCTGATCCCGGCGGCCGCGCGAAAAGCCCGTTTTCATGCCGAAGCGATCGATGCGCGAAAGGGCAGCGCCACCGGCTATATCGCCAAGTACATCTCGAAAAATATTGATGGCTATGCGCTTGATAACGAACGGGATGATGAAAGCGGCAAAGCGCTGAAAGAGGCCGCGCCCGCCGTCTCCGCGTGGGCAGCGCGCTGGCATATTCGCCAGTTTCAGTTTGTCGGCGGCGCGCCGGTCACGGTTTATCGCGAGCTGCGCCGTCTGGCCGATGGCGAAACGGCGCGCGGAGTGAGCGTCGCGTTCGCTGCCGTGCATGATGCCGCTGATGCGGGCGACTGGGCGAGCTACGTTAATGCTCAGGGCGGCCCGTTTGTAAAACGCGATCGGCTGGCGGTACGCAACTGGTATCAGGCGCGCGAAGCGCTTAACGAATATGGTGAAGCCATTGTTCGCATTCGCGGTGTTTACGCATCAGATGTTGGCCCCGATACGCCCGTGTTAACCCGTCTCATCCAGTGGAAAATCGTACCGAAGCGCGCCGTTGAGCCGGATGCTGCATTGCAGGACGCGGCCGCTTTCTCTTGGAGTTCTGTCAATAACTGTACGGAAAGCGAAGCTCCACCGCTGCGCGATTTCTCGAAACCGTTAAATAGAGCGGAACGGCGACGGTTAATTGCGCGTTTGCGTAAGGAGGGCAGAATGATCGGTGGAGCCCGGGAGGGGACGATCGACCGCGACATGGCGCGCCAGGTCAGAAGATACTTAAGCGCCGGGCCAGCGTTGGCGAATAAAATAACGCAAGGATGACAAGGTATTTACAACAATAACTTTCTATATCATGCACATAGATTGAAGGGCTTGCTCAATTTTTTCTTCACATTTTTTCTTATTACATGATACTGTATGTTTATACAGTATCTCAATTAGGGGAGGTCTTGTGGGTGACGAGTTGAAGGAAAGCGTTATGCTTGAAAGAGTTGAGATGATTGCGCGATTAACGACCGAGGGCGTTTGCCAGGAAAGAGATCGCGAAATCGCATTAGCGTTAATAGCCGAAATTGCCAGAGGGAACCTGATAAAAAGTACTGCCTTTTCCGTTGCCTTTTCTGTTAACCCGCTCAAAAAAAATGATTAAAAGAAGCCAGGGGTAACGCTCCCGATCAAATAAAAAACAGCCCTATGTCACTAACATAGGGCTGTTTTTTATCTCTTTTATTCACATAACAAGGAATAGCATGGATAAGGTTATCGCCTTTTTATCACTCGCATCTTTCATCTTTTTCCTGGCCGGCCTGATTAATCCTTCGCTGGTGGGGATGCCTAACCGTAAGCGCGCCAGCGCTATCTATCTGGGCGGCTGCCTGGCGTTAGCCGTTCTCGGCGCAAATTTATATCCTGTCGAAGAAGAGGTTGAAAAATCATCTGGCTTATTAAATAACAGAATTAACGGTGATAGCGCTCGATAATATTCCGCTAAACAGAATGCTGCATATCGATCCTCAAAAAAGCGCGCTAAGTAAAGTATCAATGGCAACATCTTAAAATGGGTAATGACAGCTTTTAATTAATGCCTTTTCCAGCCGGTATTATTTAACCGTAAACGCTTCGGCATTTATTTATCCTCTTTGCTTATCCCTTTCTCGCCGCGAGTGCTTCTGCATTCCTCTCACCCTTTTTGCTTATTCATTTCTCGCCGTGAAGGCTTCTGCATTTATCTCTTCCTCTTTGCTTATTCATTTCTCAATAAACCGCCTTTGATTGAGGCAAACCGCTGCGCCAGAGAAACTGCTCCCATCAATATACGCAGCGCGACGAAGGCCAGGCCTTTTGTCGCGCCGTAAAACCGTTTTTTTCCGCGACCTGCCCCGAGGCCATGTAATGACTTCACGCTTAATCAATGCACCGCCGCCAACGGTAAGCCCCGTTGTCTGGCCAGCAAGCAGCCAGCGGGTTAACGCCGTCGCACGCTGTTGCGATGGCGCCAGCGACAGCAAGGACGAAGCCGCAAAAAGCGCGCACCTCAACAGCAACAAGGATCTACCGTGATTAAAATTTATGCGCAGCAGGGAGATACCCTCGATGAAATCTGCTTTCGCTATTACGGGCGAACGCAGCAGGTGGTTGAACAGGTTTACGCCGCCAACCCTGGGCTGGCCGAACGCGGCCCGGTGCTGCCGCACGGCTGTGAAGTCGTGCTGCCGGAACTGTCGGCTGCCCCGACGAGTGAAACCATCAAGCTGTGGGATTAAACATGACCACTGAACGAATCAGCGCGTTTATTACTTACTGCATCGCCGTGGCGATGGCGTATCTGGGCAAGATGGATTTGAAAGATATTGGCACCCTGGCCGGTATTGCGCTGGGCATACTGATGACGGGGATTAGCTGGTATTACAAACGCAAAACCTACCAGCTACTGAAGGCGGGCGCGATTACGCAGGGTGTCTATGAATCTGCCAATCGTTAAACGCTGTGCCGTGGGCGCGATACTGGTTCTGGCTGCTGCTGTACCAGAGTTTCAGAGCCTGCACACCTCGGTGGAGGGGCTGAAGCTGATCGCAGATTTTGAGGGCTGCCGGCTGCAACCTTATCAGTGCAGCGCCGGAACCTGGACCGACGGCATCGGCAATACGCACGGCGTGGTGCTGGGCCGCACCATCACCGAACGGCAGGCCGCGGGCATGTTTATCACCAATGTGCTGCGGGTGGAATCGGCGCTGGCGCGTTGCGTGACTGAACCGCTGCCGCAGCCGGTTTATGACGCGACGGTGTCCTTCGCCTTTAACGTGGGAACCGGCAACGCCTGCGGCTCCACGCTGGTTAAGCTGCTGAATCAGCGGCGCTGGGCGGCGGCGTGCCGACAGCTACCGCGCTGGGTTTATGTGAAAGGCGTATTGAATCGGGGGCTGGAAAACCGCCGCGCCCGCGAAATGGCCTGGTGCCTGCGGGGCGCCGCCTGATGCGCCCGTTACTGAGCCTGGCCGCCGTAACACTGGCGGCGCTGGCCGGCTGGCGTCTCTGCGCAACCGAACGCGAGCTAACGCAGGCGCAGCGCGTTATCGGCACGCTGTCGGCCGGGCTCGAAAGCCGCGACAGGACGATAGATCGCTTAACCGCTGAGGCGCGCGAAGCCGCAAAACGCGAGGCCGCGCTGCGCCTGCTACAGGGCCGCGCCAGTAGCGCCGCCCTTAACCGTGAACGGCAAATAGAGAGGGAAACCGATGCCAATCCGACGCTGCAGCGCTGGTCTGCCGCTGCTTTGCCTGCTGACGTTATCCGGCTGCACAGCCGTCCCGCCTTCAGCAACGCCCGCGATTATCTGGCCTGGCTGTCCGCGCGTGACCAGCTGCCCGCTGCCGGGCAACAACCTGCGAACGCAGGGCGATCTGGCCGCTGATAACCGCCAGTTAGAGGCTGCGCTCGTGTCGTGCGGGCTGCAGATTGAAACCATTAAAGCGTGTCAGGAGCAACATGATGCTAAAGCCAACACAGCTGCGCGAGGCGTTGACCCATAGCGTTCCGTCGCTAACGCAGAACCCGGATAGCCTGAAGCTGTTTATTGAGAACGGGCGGGTGGTGTCCACGCAGGCCAGCTCGCTGTCATTTGAATATCAGTACGCGCTGAGCCTGGCTATCACCGATTATGCCGACGATCCCGATCTGATTATCGTGCCGACGCTGCTCTGGCTGCGTGAAAACCAGCCCGACATGATGGCCAGCAAAGAGCAACGCCTTACCGGCTTCACGTTCAACATCGATACGTTAAGCGGCTCACTCTGCAATATCAGTATGACTCTGCAGCTGACCGAGCGGGTAAAGGTGACGCAGGAAGACGACGCACTGCATATCGCCTATCCGGGCGAGCCGCCGCAGCCGAAAAATGTGGATCGTCCATTGCAGCTTTACGTGCATGGCGAGCTGGTCAGCGAGCTGAGTCGGGAACCGATCTGAGCGCTATCAACCACCAGCGCAAACCGTTTTTTCTCTTATTTCTTACCGGTAGCTGAGTAAACAGGCACGAGTAGCGGCATAGCCCGCCTCTGCGCAAAATGACCTTATGAACGCACATATCCCTGAAATTTTGCGCCTGCTGCGCAACCTGATTCGCATTGGCACCGTGGCCGCCGTTAACCTGGAAAGCGGGCTCTGCCGCGTGAATACAGGCAACAACACCACCGACTGGCTGCACTGGCTGACCGCCCGCGCCGGACGCTCGCGCTCATGGTGCGCCCCCTCCGTCGGCGAGCAGGTGCTGGTTCTCTGCCTCGGCGGCGAACTGGAGACCGGCTTTGTGTTGCCCGGCGTCTTTTCCGACGCCAATCCGGCGCCGTCGGCGTCGGCAGATGCGCTGCACTGGTCATTTCCAGACGGCGCGGTCATCGAATATGAGCCGGCTACCGGCGCGCTGACCGCGACCGGCATCCAGAGCGCGCTGATTAAGGCGGCGGTAAAAATTACCCTGGATACGCCGCTGGTTGAATGTAGCCAGACGCTGAAGGCGGCCACCTTTGAACTCACCAACGGCGGCACCCTGAGCGGCAACGTACAGCACAGCGGCGGACAACTCAGCTCCAACGGCGTGGTGGTGGATCAGCATAGCCACGGCGGCGTTGAGCGCGGCAACAGCAGAACGGACGGCCCGCAATGACCACCGCACAATATACCGGCATGAGCCGCGCAACCGGCGAGGCGCTGACAGACCTTGAACATATTCGCCAGTCGGTGCGCGACATTTTGATTACCCCGATTGGCTCCCGAATCATGCGCCGTAACTACGGCTCGCTGTTATCCGCGCTGATTGACCAGCCGCAAAACGAGGCGCTGCGCCTGCAAATTATGTCGGCCTGCTATATGGCGATTTTGCAGTGGGAGCCGCGCATAAAGCTGACCTCCATCAGCTACGAGCCTGCGTTTGACGGCGGCATGGCGGTGGAAATCACCGGCAGCCGCACCGATACCGCGCAGGATTTTTCCCTAACCATTCCCGTGAGCTGAAACTATGGCAACCATTGACCTGAGCCAGCTGCCCGCGCCTGATGTGGTTGAGGCGCTGGAGTATGAAACGCTGCTGGCCGAGCGCAAGGCGACGCTGATTTCGCTTTATCCCTCGGAGCAGCAGGAGACCATCGCCCGTACGCTGGCGCTGGAGTCGGAGCCGATCGTAAAGCTGTTGCAGGAGAACGCTTACCGCGAGGTGATCCTGCGCCAGCGCGTTAACGAGGCGGCGAAAGCCAATATGGTGGCCTATGCCATCGGCGACGATCTTGACCAGCTCGGCGCCAATAACGGCGTGGCGCGCCTGACGCTGACGCCCGCTGACGACACCACGATCCCGCCGACGCCCGCCGTGATGGAGAGCGATGACGATTTCCGCCTGCGCATAGCGGCCGCCTTTGAAGGATTAAGCGTGGCCGGGCCGACCGGCGCCTATGAATATCACGCCAAAAGCGCCGACGGCCGCGTGGCGGATGCTTCCGCCATTAGTCCGTCGCCCGCCTGCGTGACCGTGACCGTACTGTCGCGCGAGGGCAACGGCGACGCGCCCGCCGACTTGCTGGCGCGGGTTGAAGCCGCCCTGAACGATGAGGATGTGCGCCCGGTCGCCGATCGCGTCACGGTGCAGTCGGCGCATATCGTGGATTACGCCATTGAGGCGGTGCTGTACCTCTATCCGGGGCCGGAGGCGGAACCTATCCGCGCGGCCGCAGAGAAAAAGCTCGCCGCCTTTGTCAGCGCGCAGTCCCGCCTGGGCCGCGATATTCGCAAGTCGGCGCTCTATGCCGCTCTGCATGTGGAAGGCGTCCAGCGCGTTGAGCTGGTGCAGCCGGCGACTGACGTCGTGCTGGATAAAACCCAGGCCGCTTACTGCTCTGGCTACAGCATAACGGTCGGGGGTTCCGATGAGTGATCGTCTGTTACCGACCGGTTCATCGGTGCTGGAAGTGGCGGCGGCGGAAGCCTGCGCGCAGATCGACGCCATTCCGGTGCCGCTGCGCAAGCTGTGGAATGCGCAGACCTGTCCGGTGGAGCTGCTGCCTTATCTCGCCTGGGCGTGGTCGGTCGATCGCTGGGACGCCAGCTGGCCGGAAGCGACAAAGCGCAGCGTAGTTGCCGCGTCGGAATATGTTCACCGGCATAAAGGCACCATCGGCTCGCTGCGGCGGGTGGTTGAGCCGCTCGGCTATCTGATCCGCATTATCGAATGGTGGAAAAACGGCGAGACGCCCGGCACCTTTCGGCTCGATGTCGGCGTGCTGGATACCGGCATTACCGAAGAGATGTATAACGAGCTGGAGCGCCTGATTGCGGATGCAAAGCCCTGTAGCCGGCATCTGATCGGACTTTCCATCAACCTTGACACCAGCGGCTCGCTGCCAGTTGCCGCCGCCGCTTACAGCGGCGACGAGCTGACCGTTTATCCCTGGATTTCTGAAACCATCACCGTGAACGGGCCGGGTTATACCGGCGCGGTACTGCATATTATTGACCAGACGGACGTATACGCATGACAACAAAATTTTATGCCCTGTTGACCAACCTGGGCGCGGCCAAGTTCGCTAACGCGGCGGCGCTCGGCACCAAAATAGAGATTACCGAAATGGCCGTTGGCGACGGCGGCGGCTCGCTGCCCACGCCCAACGCTTCGCAAACGGCGCTGGTCGGCGAAAAGCGGCGCGCGGCGCTGAACTCGCTGAGCGTGGATAGCGTTAACAGCAGCCAGATTATTGCCGAGCAGATTATCCCGGAAAATGAGGGCGGCTTCTGGATCCGCGAAATCGGCCTGTTCGACGCCGACGGCGATATGGTGGCGGTAGCGAACTGCGCCGAAACCTATAAGCCGCAGTTGCAGGAGGGCAGCGGCCGCACGCAGACCGTGCGCATGATTTTAATTGTGAACAGTACCGCCGCCGTGACGCTGAAAATCGATCCGAGCGTGGTGCTGGCAACGCGCAAGTATGTGGATGATAAAGCGATTGAGGTACGGGCATACGCTGACGAGGTGATGCAGACGCATCTGGCAGAGAAAAACCCGCACGACCAGTATTTGCAGATCGCCAATGCGCTAGCGGAAGTTAAGGATGCCGGGTTGATCGCTGATGTTCTAAAAAACCTCGGTTTGGGGGAAGCAGCGAAAATGCCAGCAGCAACTGCATCATTAGCTTCCAGTGGATGGATTAAAATACCAGTAAACAATGGTGCTACCTTAATCGTTCAGTGGGGATTAGCAAGCGTATTGGGTAAATACGATTTAAATTTCCCGGTGGCTTTCCCTACTGGTTGCCTGGCATTTAATGCAACGGCTCATACAACAGAGGGTGCTGATGTTAGTGCCATTGGTATTGTTAATGGTTACGCTAAAGATAAAGCATCTGCTTATTTAGTTTGTGCAACTGTATCGGGAGAAATTTTAAAGCTTCATAATAGAACGGTATATTGGATAGCTATTGGATATTAATAATAATTAATTATTCTTATAATCAACAAAAAAGCCCTTGCGGGCTTTTTTTAATTAGGCCAATCAGAAGTGACATAGCCATTATTAACTGCTTCGATTAAAATCCATAAAGGGATTTCTGGAAATTCAATATTTGGCCAGTTTTGCTGGCTCGGCCAAGTTTTAAAATTAGCACGTACTTTCAGTAACTCGTCCCGCTGCTCATCCGACAAAACAGTGTCATTAATTGTATAGTCTTCCAATAACATGCGATCTGTTGAAAGAATAAAATTATCCCGTAGCTTCCTTGCCTGCGCTTTTAATCCCTCAACCGACACCTCGGATACAGGTAAGTCAATCCAGCATGGCAAGCCATCTCTGGCAACCCCACGAGTTTTCCCTACCGGAGGCACGCTGGAAAACTCTATAAAATCCATCTCATGGATATCAATTAAATCATCTGGAAGAGTCCCTGCTTTTATATATGCTGACTCGAGTGATTTAGGATAAAAAGCATTTTTTTTGGGACTAAAGTAATAATTCATTAATAATATCTCCGTCAGTTTAATAAGTTACGAGAATATTTTTATTAACACAAAAACATAGTTAATCTTGTTGTCTGAAGCTTCAAACAACATAAAGGGATATATCCTATGGAAAGTTAAATCCTTCTAATAAATTTAACATGCAGATAAACTTATTAGCGAATGGTTTTCTGCGCAAAATAATTCTCACCTTAATAACCAATTGCGATATAAAACCCACTCACTCCAGTAGTACTTACTGACGAAAAAGCTCTAAACTGGCTATTGTTCTTTATCATAAATGATAATATTCCAGCGGAGGCTGGAGAATAACCAGAATGCGCAATAACCATTCTTTGAGCTACAGAGGGAAACGGAATAGGGAAGGTATTTAAGATTCCGTTATCAGGTCCTGCACCTGCGCAGTTAGCAGCCCCCCACTGAATAATTAAATCCTTACCGCCATCGGTTGGAAAGCTGATCCAACCATTCGCGCCCATTGAAGCGGAAGTTGCTGGCATTTTCGCCGCGTCCCCCAAACCGACCTTTATTTCTTGCTTTTACCAACCTATTCCCCAAACCGTAACTGTCGATGGTGATTTTGAATAGGATGAGGCCGCAATAAAGGTGGAGCGGTCCAAAATAGCTGCTGATGTGAAAGGCGTTCCACTGACTGCATATATCGTTGAGTTCGTTAGAGACTGATTGATTGTTAAACATGCAGCCGGAAAGGGAATCGGCCAAGAAGATTCTGTTGTAACCATTTGATTATCAACAGCTTGAGGGACCGTAACTGATTTCCATTGGATAATAATATTTTTTGTATCTTTTCCGATCAGTGCTGGAATTGATAACCAACCCCATGAGCTGGTTATTGCAGAGGCAGCGGGCATTTTCGCCCCTTCCCCCAAACCGAGGTTTCCATGAACAAACCCCTGGCCCTGCCATCCTCCGGGCTGGCACACTCCGCGTCATTTAACGGGAGGTTTAGCGTGCTGATTGGCTATGTCAGGGTGTCAACAAATGACCAAAACACCGATTTACAGCGCAATGCGCTGCAAAGCGCAAATTGTGAGCTGATTTTTGAAGACAAAATAAGCGGCCGGACGGCAGAAAGGCCGGGGCTGAAAAAGGCGCTGCGCTGCCTACAGGAAGGCGACACGCTGGTGGTCTGGAAGCTCGATCGGCTGGGGCGAAGCATGCGCCACCTGGTAATGCTGACCGAAGAGCTGCGCGAACGGGGCGTGAACTTCCGCAGCCTGACCGACAGCATCGATACCAGCACGCCGATGGGCCGTTTCTTCTTTCATGTGATGGGCGCGCTGGCGGAAATGGAGCGCGAACTCATCGTCGAGCGAACGCGGGCCGGGCTGGCCGCCGCGCGGGAAAAAGGCCGCATCGGCGGCAGACGGCGGATCATGACGCCGGAAGTAGTCAGCCGCGCCGAAAGAATGCTGGCGAACGGCGCCTCGCTGCATCAGATCGCGCTGGTGCTTGAGGTCTCCGTAAAAACGCTCTATCGCTACATTCCTGCGAAAAAACAACAACATCTGCGGCATCTGTTTACTCACCGATCAGCGAACGCTGAAAGCATGCGCTTGCCCGACTGAACTGACAAGCTGTCAGCACCCTAAACATGGAGTGCATCAGATGGCTGATTATCATCACGGTGTCCGCGTCGTCGAAATTAACGACGGCACGCGCACTATTTCTACCGTATCTACCGCCATTGTCGGCATGGTCTGCACCGCAGACGATGCCGACGCCACGGCTTTTCCACTGAATCAACCCGTGCTGGTTACCAACGTGCTCTCTGCTATCGGCAAAGCCGGTAGCCATGGCACGCTGGCCGCCGCGCTGCAGGCGATCGCTGACCAGGCGAAACCGGTCACCGTCGTGGTGCGCGTTGAGGAAGGCGAGGATGAAGCCGCCACGATTTCCAATATCATCGGCTCCGCCGACGAAAACGGCCGCTATACCGGCATGAAAGCGCTGCTGAGTGCCCAGACGCAGCTCGGCGTTAAGCCACGCATTCTCGGCGTGCCGGGTCTCGACTCGCTGGAAGTCGCTACCGCGCTGGCCAGCATTGCGCAGCAGCTGCGCGCCTTTGCTTACGTGTCGGCTTACGGCTGTAAAACGATCTCTGAGGCGATGGCGTACCGCGAAAACTTCAGCCAGCGCGAGCTGATGGTGATCTGGCCGGACTTTATCGCCTGGAACACCGCCGCTAACCAGTCTGAAACTGCTTACGCAACCGCGCGGGCGCTGGGCCTGCGCGCGAAGATCGATACCGAAACCGGCTGGCATAAAACCCTGTCCAACGTCGGCGTTAACGGCGTGACCGGCATCTCCTCTTCGGTCTTCTGGGATCTGCAGCAGGTCGGCACCGATGCGGATCTGCTCAACGAAGCCTGCGTCACCACGCTCATTCGTAAAGACGGCTTCCGCTTCTGGGGCAACCGTACCTGTAGCGACGATCCGCTGTTCGCCTTTGAAAACTATACCCGTACCGCGCAGGTGATTGCCGACACCATGGCCGAAGCGCATATGTGGGCCAACGACAAGCCGCTGACGCCGGTTCTGGTGCGCGACATTATTGCGGGCATCAACGCCAAATTCCGCGAAATGGTCAGCGCTGGTTACCTGCTGGGCGCGTCATGCTGGTATGACGAAACCGCTAACGATAAAGAAACCCTGAAGGCGGGCAAACTCTTTATCGATTACGACTACACGCCGGTGCCGCCGCTGGAGGATTTAACCCTGCGTCAGCGGATCACCGACACTTATCTGGCGAACTTCGCCGCATCGGTTAACAGCTAAGGAGCCGGAGAGATGGCATTACCTCGCAAACTGAAAGGGCTGAACCTTTTCAACGATTCAAACAGTTACCAGGGCGTTGTCTCGGCGGTCACGCTGCCGAAGCTGTCGCGCAAGCTGGACGCCTGGCGCGGCGGCGGCATGAACGGCGCGGCCTTTATCGATAACGGGCTGGACGATGACGCGCTGGATATGGAGTGGACCATCGGCGGCATGGACGATCTGGTGCTGAAGCAGTGGGGCGCCAGCGCCGCCGTGCCGCTGCGCTTTACCGGCTCCTATCAGCGTGACGATACCGGCGAAGAGATCGCCGTGGAGATCGAAGTGCGCGGCAGGCATCAGGCCTTTGATTTCGGCGAAGCCAAACAGGGCGAAGAGACCGAAACCAAAATCACCACCAAAAACACCTACTTCAAGCTGACCTGGAACGGCCAGGCGCTGATGGAGATCGATACCGTTCACATGATTGAAAAGGTGAACGGCGTCGATCTGCTGGAGCAGCGTCGTAAAAATCTCGGCCTGATTTAACCCGGACGCCAGCGCCTGGCGCTGGCGTTCAGCGATTTTTAAAGAGTGAGAGACCAGATGGAACAGAAAGAACATATCATCGAGCTGGAAACCCCGATTCAACGCGGCGAACTGCAGATTAAATCCGTCGAGGTGATTAAGCCCAATTCCGGCGCGCTGCGCGGCACTCGCCTCTCGGATATTGCATCTTCAGATGTGGATGCGCTGTTAACGGTATTGCCGCGTATTACGCAGCCTGCGCTGACCAAAGCCGAATGCATGGCGCTGGAGCCCGCTGACCTGATCGCCTTTGCCGGTAAGGTGATCGGTTTTTTGTCGCCGAAGTCGGCCGACCTGACTGGCCACGAAGCCTGACCGTTAATGACCTGATGGCCGATATAGCGATCATCTTTCACTGGCCTCCTTCTGAAATGTACGACATGCCGCTGGCCGAGCTGCTCGACTGGCGGCATAAAGCCCTGATACGCAGCGGAGCGAACCCGGATGAGTAAACAATTGCAGGCGCTGCTGAAATCGGTAGACCAGGCGACGCGGCCGTTTAAATCCCTTCAGAATGAAAGCGCAAGGCTGACCGCGAGCATCCGTGATACCCAGACCAGCATGAAAATGCTGCAGGCGCAGGCGGCCAGCATTGACGGTTTCCGTAAAACCAGTGCCCAACTGGCCGCCACCCAGCGGCAATTAAAAGCGGCGAAAGCCGAAGCGGCGGCGCTGGCGCTACAGTTTAAAAACAGCGCCAGTCCTACCGCACAGCAGGCGAACGCCTTTGATAAGGCTCGCCAGAAGGCGTCGCAGCTGGAGGATCAAACCCTCAGCCTGCGCCAGTCCGTTCAACAGCAGCGCGCCGCGCTGAATGACGCCGGCATTTCCACCAAAAAACTGAGCGATGAGCAGCAGCGTCTGAAAAATAATTCAGCGCAGGCGGGCGCAAATCTGGCGCAGCAAAAACAGGCGCTACAGCGCGTAGAGCAACAGCAGGATCGCCTTAACCGGATCAAAACGCGCGGCCAAAAAGGGCAGGCGCTGGCCCGTAAAGTGAGCAATGGCGTTGGCGCCGTCGTTGCCGGCGGCCGGGCCGCCGTGGAAACGCATCAGAAACTGATTGCGCCCGGCATGGCATTTACCGCGCAGCTGGCTGACACGCAGTCGCTGCTGCATGTCGGCAAAAACGATCCGCAGCTGGCCGCGCTTGGTCAGCAGGCGAAAGAGGTTGCTGCTGCGTCAGGCGTTGCGCCTACGGAGGTGGCGCGTACGCAAAGTATGCTCGCCCGTGCCGGCTATGACGCCGATGCCATCCTGGCGGCGACGGAGCCGACGATCAACCTGCAAATTGCCGCTGCATTAGACAGCGCGGAGGCAGCCGATATTGTTACCCGTCTCCAGGGCGCGTTTGATATTCCGCTGGCCGATGCGGAGCGCGTAGCCGATGTGATGACCGCCGGAACCGCCCAGTCCACCACCAGCCTGCGGGCGCTGAATGAGGCGATGAAAGCGGTGGCGCCCGTAGCGCACGCCGCCGGTGCCACCCTGGAGGAGACCACGGCGGTGCTGGGCGTGATGGCTGATAACCAGCTAACAGGCGCCGCCGCGGGCAGCAGCGGCAGCGCTATTTTCAGCCGCTTGCAGGCGCCGGACGCCCAGGCATCGGCGGCGTTGCAGGCGCTGGGCGTGAAAACGCACGACGACGACGGCAATATGCTGCCGATCCTGAGCATCCTTAAAAGTATCGATCGCGCCTTTAAAAGCAGAGATATTGATGCCGAACAGCAGGCTGGATACGCGAAAAGCCTGTTTGGCGCGGATGCGGCGGCGGGTTCTCTGAGCGTGATTAACGCGGCCGGTAACGGATCGCTGGCGGAAAAACAGGGTCGGCTGGCCAACGCAAAAGGCGCAACGGCCAGCCTGGCGGGCGTTCAGACTGATACGCTGGCGGGCGATATAAATAAACTGTCGTCCGCCTGGGATGGCCTGAAGATTGATCTTTTCACACCCCAGGAGGCCGCATTAAGAACGCTGACCGAAACGGCCAGCGGCTGGGTGCAAACCGTCCGGCAATGGCTACAGGAGAATCCGGCTTTAGCGGACTGGGCCGGCAAAATTACGGGCGTGCTGACGCTGTTGAATAGCGGCCTTGGCGGCATGGGCATGGATGCCGGCACCGCCGTCGGCGGCATTATGACGCTGATCAACGGCGCCAGGCTGCTTGGCCCGGTGTTCAGCGCGGTAGGCGGCGCGATCGTGACGGCGCTTGGCACGTTAACCTGGCCGGTTGTGGCGCTCGTCGCGGCGCTCGTGGCGGGCGCGTTGATAATCCGTAAATACTGGGAGCCGATTAGCGCCTTTATCAGCGGCGTGGCGGAAGGTTTTACGGCGGCGATGGGGCCGATTAGCGAATCCTTTGGCACGCTTACGCCGGTCTTTAGCGAGCTCAGCGAAAAAATTAAGGCGCTGTGGGACTGGTTCAGCAAACTGCTGGAGCCGGTGAAATCGACCCAAGCGGAGCTGGATTCTGCCGGTGAGATGGGCAAGAAATTCGGCAATATGCTGGCGGAAGCGCTGAAGATCCCGACAACGGCGCTGAATCAGCTGCGCGGCGGTATCGACTGGGTGCTGGGCAAGCTGGGCATTATCGACACCAAATCCAGCGACCTGAAAGATAAAGTGCCGTCTTCCGATGTGGCTTCGTCTGATGGCGCGCCTTATCTGCTGCCGAATACCGGCGTGCCCTACCGGCCGATGGTAACGCCAGCGGCGGCGATGGGATACCACGATCAGAGCCAGAACAGCTATCAGTACGACATTCATATGCTGCCTGGCATGACCAGAGAAGATGTGGTGGCGATGATCCGACAGCACCAGGAAAACGAGCGGCGTAACCAGCAGACGAGCGCGCGCAGCAATATGTATTTGCGAGGTTAAACCATGATGATGATCTACGGCATGATGCCGTTTGTGCGTGAGACGCTGCCGTATAGCGAGCTGCAACAGAATGTCACCTATCGCTGGCCGGTGACCAACCGCGTTGGGCTACGGCCAGCAGCGCAGTTTATCGGCGTGGGCGATGAAAAAATCATGCTAACCGGTGAGCTACGGCCCGGCATTACCGGCGGCGTGAAGTCGGTACTGGCGTTTAAAATGCTGGCGGATGAAGGTCGGGCCTGGCCGCTGATTAGCGGGAACGGCATTATTTACGGCATGTACGTTGTCGAAAGTTATGCGGCCACGCACAGCGAACTCTATGCGGACGGCGGCGCGCGCAAAATCAAATTCACCCTCAACCTGAAGCGCGTGGATGAGTCGATCACCTCGCTCTACGGCGATGCCAAAAAGCAGGCCGCAGGGCTGTTTAGCGATCTTGGCCAGCGCGCGGGCGAGGCCATTAACGCTATTGGAGGGCTGGCATCATGACCAGCCTGCCGGTAGCCACGCAGCTTACCCCCGATTTTACCCTGAAGGTCAATGCGCAAGATGTGACCTTTGACATTCGCGATCGGCTGTTGTCCCTGACGCTGACCGATAATCGGGGTTTTGAAGTGGATGAACTGAAGATTGAGCTGGATGACGCTGACGGTCAGCTGGCGCTGCCGCCGCGCGGCGCCGTTCTGTCGCTCTCTCTTGGCTGGAAAGATTCGGCGCTGGAGGATAAGGGCGAATTTACGGTTGATGAAATCACGCATCATGGCGCGCCGGACCAGCTGACCATTATTGCGCGCAGCGCAGATCTTCGCGGCCCGCTGAACGTGCAGCGTGAAGCGTCTTATCATGACACGACGCTGGGTAACGTGGTGAAAGCGCTGGCCGCTCGCAATAAGCTGACGCCCGTGCTGGCTGAAGGTTTCGCTGAAATAGCAATCGCGCATATTGACCAGACGAAGGAGTCCGACGCCGCGTTTATGACGCGCCTTGCCTCGCGGTATGGCGCAGTGGCGGTGATTAAAGCGGGAAAGCTGCTGTTTATTCGGCCGGGCAACGGCGTAAACGCCAGCGGCAAGCCATTGCCGCCGCTGACGCTTACCCGTCAGGATGGCGACCAGCACAGTTTCAATATTCCCGATCGTGACGCTTATACCGGCGTGAAGGCCAACTGGCTGCATACGAAAAAGGCAATGCCAAACTGCGTGACGCTGCAGCGCACGGTAAAGCCAGCCTGTTCGCCTGCGCCGCAGCATCCTGCCGCGCAAAAGAAAAGCGGCGCGGCGGGTGCGTCAGAGTGTGAGCAGGGCGAATACCTGGCCGGCCGCAAAGACAACGTTCTTACGCTGCCGACCACCTATCCCACCGAGGCGGCCGCGATGCAGGCTGCTAAAGCGGAATGGGAGCGGCTACAGCGCACTGTCGTGACATTCAAACTGAAGCTGGCGCTGGGCAGAGCCGATCTGATGCCTGAGACCCCGGTAAGGGTAAGAGGATTTAAATCGGTGATTGACAGCCGCTTGTGGATTATCAGTAAGCTAACTCACACTGTGGACAGTGCGGGCTTTACTACGGCGCTTGAGTTTGAGCTTCCGTTGAAGGGAATGGAGTATAAGGCGGATTATGAGAATGAAAACTCACAATAAGTGAATTCAGTTGCCCTTTTTGTGAGTTTGTTGTATTAATAAAGGGTCACTACAGGGAGATTCTTTTTATGATGCATTGTCCGCTTTGCCAGGCTGCGGCCCATACCAAAAGCAGCCGCTATATCTCACGTGAAACCAAGGAACGCTACAACCAGTGCCAAAACATCAACTGTAGCTGCACCTTTAAAACCCATGAAACCGTGGCCGGAATGATCGTCTCGCCTGGCGTGACGAATAAGGTGCCGGTGGTTAAAGGGGATAAAAAGCAGGCGTCACAGGCTTGCTGATAAAGGTGCCGTAGCGCCGAGCTCGGCTTCATTGCCCGTATGCGGTTTTATAGAGATTGGCGGAAGGGTTAAGCTCGGCAGCCTGCGCCGTTTGTCTTAACAGAAGCGGGGAGTGTTTCAGGACATTCCCCGCTTCTGTCAGAGAGAAGCCGCGACGTAATGCTGCTGGCCTGGTATTTCCGATGCCATCACAGTCTGGCAGCCCGGAAGTCGCTCTACTCTTATACGGCGATTCCTTACTGTGCAGGCGCAACTTATTACGCTCGATTCAGCGAATGCCATTTTAACGAATGGGAACCCACGATCCGAAAGTGGCGTTAGCCAGTGCGGTAAGCCCGCTTCAGGGTTCCCTGAATCCGCCTTATTTAATCGTTTAAAATACGTTGCTTTTGCTGCTGGAATTCTTCTTCAGTCAATATTCCCGCCTCTTTCATTTCTGCCAGACGCGTCAGCTGTGCCATTTTATCATCAAAAGTTTTTGCGGCCGTGGACGGTTGCTGCTGCTGTGGCTGGCTGACCTGGCCGATATTTTTTCTTGTCTGGTTGATTAAGTTTGTAAAAGGAATCACGGTATCTTTTATCACGTTTTTTATCGTGTAATTTTGGCCGCTGGTCGAAATGGTAATTTCACCAAAGATTAATCCTGTTTTACCGCCGACGCTTACAATGCTGTTAAGGTTTACATCCGTTTGCCTGACACCATAAAGCATTCCCTTATCGAGGAAAATAATGCGTTCACTGGTGAGCGTAATGAGCCACGTATTGCCGTCCATCATTCCACTGGCGATAGCCAGCGGCTCTTCTCCATCGTTTAATATTTCGGGTAAATGGAAAAATTCTTTTTTGGTACCCACGGATATGTCTGATACCTTTGCTGCCAAACGCTTCATTTCTGCTTTTAATTGATCTTTAGTTGCTGCTTTGTAATTTATCATTTTGCACTCCGTTATTTAATAATTGCTTTATTATTTTAATATTGCCCTTTACAAACCGATATTGCCGCATCGGTAAAAAACGGAGTTTGCCTTATGCGCCCTGGTATTACAATTGCTGGCTCTGCATTTTAGCCGCCTTTAGATGCAGCTTGTCGCCGCAGCGGAACCCGCCGGTTGGCAGAGCAATGATTGCAACACGCCGGGCTAAAGGGAGGAAAAGGTGATAAACAGGATAAACCGTTGGTGGGAAAGGTATTTCTGGCAGCGACGCCTCGTGGTGCTCTGAACGACCGGGTGAGGCGGCTATTCTTCAGGTAATGAAAACCCCAGATATGGGGTCAGGCGGACGTTTTCAGCAGCTCCATCAGCGTTTGCCGATCTTCGCCATTAATGGATGAAACCAGGTTTTTTAACATATTCTCTTTATTTTTAGCGCCAGGACTGATGGTGTGGGAAAACGTAACATTCATAACAAACGTGTGACCACATTCATAATCTGAACAGGCGCAATACAAATCTGATAACTCCCGGTGTTTGCGTACCGTTTTCTTTATTATGGATTTTTCACCGCAAGCAGGACAGTCAATTCTCATTACGCGCACGTTTTTATCTCCAGCGGAATAGCATCGCTGTATTTTATCCGGTTACTCCCTGTTGTTCACTCTCCCCAAGGCCCGTTTTGATAAATCTTGTCTGCTGGTTGCTCCCTGCGACAGATAACAAATTAAATTAGCAGTCTGAGCAAGTTTTAGTTTCCCTGAACGCTTTTTATTGGCTGTGGAATAACTTTTGGCGAACTATTTTCGTTATTAATCGGATAACTATTTATATCCGAAATAAGCCGGATGCGGCAGGGAAATAAATTAGCGATACTTTAAATGCAGCAAGGAATCCTGCTACAGAAAAAGGATTATCTGGAGCGGGCGCAGGGATGCGAATTTATAGTGACGCTGGCCCGATACTGAAATACAGGGACGCGCACTGATTGATGGACGGTTTACCCGCGTGGAGCGGCGTAAAAGCCATCCGGCGAGGGAAAAGAATGTAATGCGATTAAGCCTGTTAACGAAATCTACCGTTATCGTCCAGCGTACTAAAGAGCCGGGAAACCTGATATGAGCCAGCTAAAAAGCCTGACGGCATTTATTACTGAAGCTGTTCCTCCCAGCGTGATGGCCGGATTTGACAGCCGCATGGACGAAATACAGCTCATTCCAGCGCACCGGGATAACGGGCTGGGGCAGTACCGGCTGGCCATTATTCGCTACAAAGCCGTATTAACCTGGGCCCGTTTTCCCTGTCAGGAATATGACCCCACATTTTTGATGGCGCTACTGCTCTCCTGGCTTAGTCAGGAAGAACGATCGGTATTTGAAGAAATCGGCATTGATTCAGAGCGGCCCGGTTTTGATATAGATCCCATCGACAGCGAAGCGGCAAAGGTCGCGCTTACGCTGCCGATGGCGGAGGAACTGAATTTGGTGCCAGATGAACAGGGGCCGATACCCTTTGACGGCCAGCGCTGGAAGCTGGCCGATCCGGACATCTGGACGGCAACGGAGGCTGACTTCCTGCCGGTGGCTGCAAATGTTGATTCAGTTTAGAGAAATTCAACGGCTAACGCCGGTGAAAACAACGGGTTGTTCACCGTTTGCTGAAAGGAAAGCCCGCCAGAAACTTATGGCAGATTAACTTACCCGTACGGGATTTCCGGGATCGGGCAGGTCGATTTTGTCAAAGCGCTGGCCCGCCAGTTTTGGGCTGTCGGGTATGGCTGGGATGTTAATGCGCAAATATAAAGGGAAAATTATGACGTGGCCAATAGTACAGATTAATCAGATTAATCAGCTACAGGGCGAAACAAACGAAATTGAGCGCGTGCTGCTATTCGTCGGCACCGGCAGTAAACACACGGGGCAAACGCTGTCCGTGAATACGCAGACCGATTTTGACGCGCTGCTGGGCGAAGACGACAGTCCGCTAAAAAGCATGCTGAATGCGGCAATGCTGAACGCGGGTCAGAACTGGTCCGCCTGGGTGCGCGTTCTCGCGCCGGTTAACAGCGAAGACGAAGAGGCGCCGGAGGCAGAAACGTGGCAGCAGGCCGTTCGGGCGGCGCAAAGTGTCGCATCGGTTGAAGGTGTGGTACTGACCGACGCGATTGCAGATAAGCCTGTTATTAATCAGGCGGCAGCGCTGCGAAATGAACTGATCGCGAAATGGGGCCGCCAGGTCTGGTTTATGCTGGCCGTGCAGGCGCCGCAGGCAGACGAAACCTGGGCGGATTACGTTGAGCGGCTGACGACGTTGCAGGATGGTATTGCGGCATCCGGCGTTCAGCTCGTGCCGTGCATTTTTGGTAATGAGCCGGGCGTACTGGCTGGCCGCCTCTGTAACCGTGCGGTGACGATTGCGGACAGTCCGTGTCGCGTCGTCACCGGCGCATTACTGGCGCTGGGACGTGACGATCTGCCGGTTGATGCCGAAGGCGTAACGCTGGAGTTAGCGACATTGCAGGCGCTGGAGGCGGAGCGCTACAGCGTGCCGATGTGGTATCCCGATTATGACGGTTACTACTGGTCTGACGGACGCACGCTGGATGTGGAAGGCGGCGATTTTCAGGCGATCGAATATGTGCGCATTGCCGATAAAGTCGCGCGTCGTATCAGGCTGCAGGCCATTGCAAAAATCGGTGACCGTTCGCTGAACAGTACGCCGGGCAGTATCGAGGCGCATCGGTCGCTGTTTGCCAAAACGCTGCGTGAGATGGCCCGTTCAGTACGGATTAACGGCACGCTGTTCCCTGGCGAAGTAAAGCCACCTCAGGATGATGACGTCACGATTGAATGGGAAACGTCGGTAAAGGTGGGAATTTATATGGTTATCCGCCCCTATGAGTGCCCGAAAGGCATTACCGTCAGTCTGATGCTGGATAAAAGCCTTACGGAGAATGAATAACGATGAGCAAACGTATTTCTGGTCAGTCGATTGACGTCCGTTTCGATGGCGACCTGATCCATATGGAAAAAATCTCGCTTGATATTACAGACAACACCGCTGCCGCCCAGACTCGCGGCGTGCCGGATGGCTGGGTATCGGGGGATGTTGCCGCCGAGGGCGAGGTTGAGCTGAGTAGCAAAGCCTTTCAGCAGCTGGCAGCGGTTGCCCGCCGTGCCGGTAGCTGGCGCGGAATTGAGCCAGTAGACATTATGTTTTACGGCAAAGCGGGCAGTGAGGAGCTGAAAATTGAGGCGTTCGGCTGCAAATTTTCGGTCAGCAACCTGCTGGATGACGATCCGAAAGGGGGTTCAGTGCTGACGCATAAAATTAAATATGTCGTCACCAGCCCGGATTTTGTCCGCATCAACGGCATTCCGTATCTCTCTGCTGACGATGTCCGTGACTTAATCGGCTATTAAAAATATCCGGCTGGTGGTGTTGAAAATATCCTGCCAAAGAAGCCCGATACGAAAATGATTAAGCCTGTATTGGCTACGGCCTGTGTCTGAATAATTTGTCAGGATATATAACGCCACCGCCGGAATAGCGAATCAACCCTGTCAGGGAAGAGCGGAAAGAAGACATCCGATAAAATATCGGCGCGTTAATAGCGTAACCGATAACAATGTGGCTGAAGCGCTAACTAACGGAATTAACCTTTATTCTGACTGCGCCGCGCGTCGTCACGCGCTGGCTGATGCAATTAATAAATTCGAGGAGATATAAAATGAGTAAAGCAGTACAAATCAAAATGGTAGTAGGCGATACGGAACTGGTATTTGAACCGAACACCACGGCGTTTAATAAGTTTATTAATGAAATGACGATGGAGAATAAAATCGCCCCGGCGAATAACTATCTGCGCCGTATTATTTCGGCGGAAAGTAAAGAGTCGCTGGATAAATTGTTGGATGTGCCGGGGGCTGCATTGCAGCTTGTGGAAGCGGTTAATTCACAATATGCCCCGAAGCTGGAAATTGATCTAAAAAACTAACGGCGCGGGTACGCGCTATCGAAAATAACGGGCTGGAGCAGTATTTAATTTTACGGCGTCATTATTTACCGCATGAAAATGATGACCCAGAAAATCTGGCCCGCGCCGTATGGCTTGATAATCGTTACTGGGAAAATAACCGCATTGCCGTGGCAAACGGCATCGCGCTGGCATTAAAAGGCGAATAATGAGTCAAATTGATTTTACGCTCAGCCTGATTAAAAAAATAACAGGCCCGTTAAAGCAGGCGAAGGACGCAATGAAAAATTTCGCTGACGCCAGTACTCAGGCGTTTGAAAGAATAAATGCTGGCGTCGGTAACCTGTCCGATACGGGCAGCGCGCTCCAGGGCGCGCTGGCGCCCGCCATCCAGATGTTTAATGCAATGCAGGAGGCTTCCTCACGCGGCATCAGTAGTGATGCATTGGACCGCATCACTAAGCAGGCGATGGATTTTTCAATGCAGTACGGCACCGCCGCCGATGAGTATGTCAAATCATCGGCCGCCATTCACGCATCCATCGGCGGCCTGGCCGATGGCGAACTAACGCGCATAACCCATATCGCGAATACCGTCGCCAAAGCGGTGGGCGCCACGGCGGAAGAATCTTCAGCGTTTTATGGGCTGATGTTCAATGAGTTTCGCACCACCGCTGATGAAATGGGGCGCGTGCAGTTTGCGGAGCAGCTGGCCGGACAGATGGCCTGGCTAAGCAATACCTTCAACACAGGAATGGCCGAGATTCAGAGCCTGATGGCCGGTACGCACGGCGCCGGCGCGCACTACGGCGTTGCGCTTAATGAACAGCTGGCCGTGCTGGGCGAACTGAACAAAACGTTAGGCAGCGAGGCCAGTAGCGCTTATGCCAGCTTTCTCAGTAATGCGGTCAGCGGCGCGGAAAAGCTGGGCCTGTCGTTTACCGATACCAACGGCAAATTGCTGGCCATGCCGGATATTCTGCAAAAGCTACAGGGCAAATACGGGGCGTCAATTAACGGTAATTTAACGGCCCAGGCGGAGCTTGATGCGGCTTTCGGCGACAGTGCGGTCGTGATTAAACAGCTATATGGCAACGTTGGCACGCTTCAGCGGTATATCACTGATCTGGGGAGAAACGACGGACTGAACCGCGTACAGGAAATGGCCGCGAATATGACGTCTCCCTGGGAGCGACTGATCGCCGTCTGGAATGTTATTCGCGCGGCGGTGGGCCTGACGCTGCTGCCGGTGCTGTATCCGCTACTGGACACCATTGCTGACGGCGGCCAGCAGTTTGCGATATGGATGGAGATGTTTCCAAACATCGCCCGCGTGGTGGGCTATGCGGTGCTGGCGGTGCTGTCATTCTCGACGGCGGGCGCGGCGGCAAATGTCGTAATAGGCGTCAGTCAGTTGATGATGATCGGCATCAACGCTCTGTGGAAGGGGCTGACCGCCGTCACGAAAATTTATACCGCAGCACTGTGGGTGGCACGCACTGCGGTGGTCGCATGGAATGCCGTGCTGACCGTGCTGCGCGGCGTGCTGCTGGCGGTACGTATCGCGGCTGTGCTGGCCGGCGTTTCCATCAATTTTATGAGCTGGCCAATTCTGTTAATTATCGGTGCTATCGCACTGCTGGCGGCGGGCTGTTATCTGCTGATTACGCACTGGGATGAGGTTAAAGCCGCGGTGATGAACACCGCCGCGTTTCAGGTCCTGGTGAGCTATATCAACTATGTGGCGGGCGTATTCAGCGCTATCTGGAACGGCATCGCCGCAGGCTGGAACTGGGTGTGTGAGCAGTTTGAAGGCGTTTCGCCGCTGGAAGGGCTGGCGAACGTCGGCGCAGGCATCGGCAACGTGTTCGGCAATCTCTGGAACTGGCTGAAAGGCGCATTTTCAGAAACCTACAGCTGGATTGTGGACAAGCTGAACATGCTGCCGGGCATCAACATCAAAGCGTCAGCGATTTCCGACGGCGGCAGCAGTAAACCGACAATTACGCCGGAGGCGCTGCTGGGGGGCAAGGTGCGCGGCATCGGGCGCGGCGGGCTGGCCGGTGACATCAGCAACAGCCGCTCGGCGGTGACCGACAACAGCAGAACCATCGGCAGCGTGACGATTAATACTGGCGACGGCATGACGCCGGGCAGGCTAATGGAATGGCAGGAATTAATGGTATGACGGAACCCCTCTATATCGATTTGTTAATCACCGAGCGTGATTTCACGCTGAACGCGGGCGCTGAGCCGGAACTGTGCAACAACCGCGTGAGCGTGGGGCAGGACATTGTCCACGCGATTATTGAAAGCGGCCTGACCACGCGCCTGGTCGCTGAACGCAGCCCGGTGTTACGCGCGGATATTATCACGCAGATGGTGCTGCTGATTGAAGATGATGATCGCATCATTCCCGGCACCGTCACCATCAGGGAGGAATCCGCCACAAGGCTGTGGATGACTGCCGAAACCTATGATTTTGGGCGCATTTCAATGGGAGCTGACGTATGACGGAACGTCCGGTAGTGGATTTTGAAAAGGTACTTTCCGACAGTGGAATGCCGATCGCTGAAGAGGCGATCAAAGCGGAATTTCAGTCCATCGTAAAGGCGGAAGGGCTGATTACCAACACCTCGCGCATGTCACCTTTCTGGCGTCTGATTACGGCCATCGTTATCGCGCCGGTCATGCGAATTAAAGAGGTGCTGGTCACCGGCGTGTTGGCGAATATGTTCGTCGCCACCGCCAGCGGACAGATGCTGCGGCTGCTGGCGTGGGGCGTCAATCTCACGGCGAAGCCCGCAGCGAAAGCGGGCGGCGTAATCCGTTTTTTCAAGACGGACACAAAACAGACGGTAACGGTTAACGCCGGAACGGTGATTCAGACGGAACGCATTAACGGCATGGTGTACGCGCTGAACGTCACGGCAGATACGACGATTGCGGCGGGCGATGCGGATGCGCTGGTGCCGGTAGAAGCGGTGGACGCGGGCGGTGCGTACAACCTTGCGCCCGGCTATTACCGCATTCTGCCGGTTGCCGTGGCCGGTATTTCACACGCGGTGAATGAAGATGACTGGCTGCTGTCGCCGGGCGCGGATGAGGAGTCCGACGATGAGCTACGCGAGCGTATCCGTAATCAATTTAACCTGACCGGCAACTATCACACAGATGCGGCGTACCGTTCGATGATTGCGGCGGTGGCCGGGCTGAGCATTGACCGTATCTACTTTGAGCATGATGCGCCACGGGGCCCAGGTACGGCGAATGCGTATCTTCTGCTGGACAGCGGCGAGGCGTCACAGCCGTTCGTCGACGCGGTAAACCGCTACATCAACGATGAAGGCCACCACGGCCACGGTGACGATATGCAGTGCTTTGCGATGCCGGAAACGCAGCATGAGCTGACCGTCACGGCGTATATCGTTAACCCCGATAACCTGAGCGACGAAGCCCGCGCCGCGCTGCGGAGTGGTATAGAAAATCTGGTACGCAGCGCGTTTCGGGAGAACACGGATTATGACGTCATGCGCACCTGGCCGCACAGTCGTTTTTCCTTTTCACGCCTGGGCCAGGAGCTGCACGCCACGTTTCCGGATATTGATTCGCTGGCCTTTTCGCTGGACGACATCGTCAGTGAACTGAGCGTGCCGCGTCTGAAGTCCTTAACGGTGGAGATTGAAAGTGCCTGATTTTGAAAAAATTAAGCTGCCGTCGTGGATGGATCAGGGCGAACCGGCCCGTCTGCTACGCGCCTGCCGGGTGTTCTGGCGCAACGTGCTGGCGTGGGTGAACTGGCCGCTGCAGCAGCTGGACCCGCTCACCTGCGCGGAACCGCTGCTGAACCTGCTGGCGTATGAGCGCGACATTACCCGCTTTAACGGCGAGCCGCTGAGCCTGTTTCGTAAACGCGTGGCCTATGCGTTTGTTAATGCGCGGGACGCCGGTTCCGTAGCGGGATTTATCAGCATTTTTGAGCGGCTGGGCATTGGTTATGCGGAGCTGCTGGAGCGGCAGGAGGGCATTGACTGGGACGTGATCCTGGTGCGCGTCACGGATAGTCAGATTTCCTCAAACGCGCAGCTGCTGCTGGAGATTATCCGGCAGTACGGACGCACCTGCCGCCGCTATCAGTTCGAAGTGATGACGGTCAACGGGCTGGCGCTGCGGGCGGGCTGGGATCAGGGCGAATATATCTGCTACCCGGCGCGGTTGGCAGGAACGGAACATAACGCGATGTTTGGTGCAAAAATTTAAGGACAAGGAATGAGTCAGACAGTAATTACAGCCGAATTTGAGCAGTGGAAAGCGCAGCAGGCCGTGAGCGGCGAGGCCATCACACTGGATGAGTTTGTTTTTGCGAACGTGCCGGATCTCGATACCGATGCGCCGATTGACCGCGCCGAAGGGCTGCCGGACGCCGCGCTGATTGTGCATCGCCAGGCTGTGAGCCGCACGGGCGTAGTGAATGAAAATGGTGTGGTCTATTCCGTGGTGCTGGGTGCGGATACCGGGGATTTTGCCTTTAACTGGATTGGCCTGGTGAATAAAGCCAGCGGCACCGTGGCGATGATTGTTCATGCGCCGCTCCAGCAGAAAATCAAAACCACGGCCGGCCAGCAGGGTAACGTGCTGACGCGCTCGTTTCTGCTGGAATTCAACGGCGCCCAGGCGGAAACGGCTATCAATACGCCAGCAGAGACCTGGCAGATTGATTTCACCGCGCGCATGGCGGGGATGGATGAGCGTCAGCGGCTGGAGAATATCGACATTTACGGTGCCGGAGCGTTTTTTGATAAAGGCTGGCTGGTCGTTAAAAGCGGCGCTCAGTATTCCGTCACCAAAGGCGTGGGCTATGTGGCCGGGCTGCGGGCTGCGCTGGCAGAAAATCAGGATATTACGGTAACGAAAAAGCCGGTAACGGTCTGGCTGGATGTCTGTTGGCGCGGCACGCTGACCAGCCGCTGGGCGGTGGAAAGCAAAATAACCGTTGCTGACAGCCTGGCGGATTATGAAAAAGATGGCGTTAAGCATTATGTTTTTGCGCTGGCGAGTATTGATGCGGACGGGAACGTTACCGATTTGCGCCCGAAAGGGGCGCTGAGCGAGCAGCAGGCCGCAAGTGATTATCTGCGGAAAGATAAAAATCTGGCTGATGTGTCTGATCCGGCTAAAGCCTTGGCTAATATTGGCGGAGTTTCAAAATCGACCACGATTAACGGCTACCCGCTATCCGGCAATGTAGCCGTGACCCCTGCGGATGTGTTCGGTGGCACCGTCCAGATCCGGCCTTCAACTGATTTAAATACACTCACAACGCCTGGCCTGTATTTTCAGCCCGCGAACGCTGACGCGGCTAGCGGGAAAAACTATCCTGAAGCGAGCGCCGGTTCGTTAATCGTGACCAAACACGCGGGAATGTCGCAAATCTACATTATCTATCTCACTGGCGTTATTTATAGTCGCGGTTTATATAACGGGGCATGGTCGGGCTGGCGGCGCATGGCAAGCACAACTGGTGATACTTTCAACGGCGAAATTAAGCTGAATGGAATGAATTGCCTACGCCTATACAACGGCGATTATGGTCTTATTATGCGCCGTTCGGAAAATAATTTTTATATGATTCCAACGCCGCAGGGCCAGGCCGCTAATGGCGATATTAGCGGGTCGCTGCGACCATTTATGATCGAGCTGGCTAATGGCAAAGTCACGATGAACAATGGGGTAACCGTTGGTCAATTCTTGATCGTAAACGGCAATGTGAACATTAATGGCCAAATTATACCCAGCAATTGGAGCAACTTGGATGCCCGCTACCAATTAAAAACCGGCACAGTTCAACAAGTACGCCTGGGGGCCGCAAAAGACGTATCAAATGGTAACGGTAATTTGGCAGACCAGTCCGGCTATGTAGTGACAATGGGCGGGGATTTTGGCTCGGATAACGGTTATTACAGACTGCGCCCTATTCAATATCTAATTAACGGAACGTGGCACAATGCCGTTTCTGCGTAAAGGGAATTATATGAGTATTTATAAAAATTTTTCTTTATATACTCCTGATGATGAAGAAAGAGCCGCTTTATCCGCACAAGGATACACTTTTTATAAAGATGAATGTGGGGGGGATTGGTACGACATTCAAAAAGAGTTTTCAGAGGACACGCTGAAAATAGCTTACGCGGCCGACGGGCGGATTGACTCAGCATCTTTTGATGTGACGGCTCTTGTGCCTGTAGGGTTATCAGTTGCTGAGATCGAAAAAGATACCATTCCTGATGGGTTTTGGGATGGCGGACGCTGGGTCTTTGATGGTACGAATATTGTGGCGTATCAGCTTACGCCGAATGAAGTCATTGCGGCAGCAGGCGCGACTAAATCGTCGCTGATGGCAGTAGCAAATGAAGCTATTACACCGCTGCAGGATGCAGTTGATTTAGAGATAGCGACCGATAACGAAATCGTATTACTGGCAGAGTGGAAAAGGTACCGTGTTTTACTGAATCGCGTTGATGTCACTGCCGCGCCGAATATTACCTGGCCGGAGTTGCCTGACGATGTGGCGTAAAGCGCGACTGGCGTTTGCTGACGGCGTGGCCGCGCTGCGCTGTTCAGTCGTTCCCGCGCATCCGTGGATTTACGGGCTGGGGCAGCCTGCTGAAACCGGCGTTTATCTCAGCCCGCAAAACGCCGTGAATTATCTGGCCGGAAAGCTGTCCGGTCAGGCAGACTCCGCTGACGTGGTGGTTTTTATGGTCAGCGCCGATACGCACCCGGAATTTATGCAGAGCCTGGACGCGATGGCGTCCGTTTTCCCGGTTCCGGCGTTCACGCAGGTACGGCGCCAGGCACAGGCGGCGGCAGAGCTGGCGGTGACGCGAATGCAGATCCCGGCAAAAGCGGCAAACGCGCTGCCCGCCGCGCAGCCGCTGTCAGTATCAACCAGCCGTCAGGCCCTTAACGCTGCACGCATTGCGGCGGCAAAAGCGGAAGCGGGCGCCGGGGCGAGCCTTTCCGGCATGGCTGACGCACTGGCCAGCTTCAGCAAGGCGCGGGAGTCAGCGCTGGCGGGCATTAACGATGCGCTGAACGGCCTGAAAGGCAAAAACGCGGACGCGTGGGTATTTACCGGCTCCGGCAGTCTCAACACGCTGGCCACGGCAATGCTGCGGGATATTCCTGCGGCATCGTCTGTTTACTGCGTGGCGGTGATGTTTGTGGGCGAGCTGGCTTCATTAAGGACGATGATTCATGACACAGATAATTACCCTGGCGCTTGATGGTGAAGCGGTGCCGCTAAAGGATATGAAAGTCTCTGTCACCATGCAGTATCAGGAGAAGGACCAGAGCGGCCAGTCATCCAGTACCGCAAATGCAGAGCAGGGCATCAAGGCCAAAGAAATGCGCGTGTCCGGTCTGATCCCGTTCAGCAAACCGGAGATTTTACGCCGCCTGTTTGAGCTGGGTTCTGCCACCGGCGATAACGGAAACCTGAAGATTTACCGCGTGGCCAACATGACTGCATCAGCAGTAAATTTCCGTGAGGCGACATTTACCGGGCAGATTGATGCGCCGCAGCAGGACGGGAAAATGGCCTGGCTGGTCTCGTTTACGCTGCGTGAATACGTCAGCGTGCCGGAGAAAAAACAGGCCCGCGCCGACAGTAAAATCACCGCAAAAGCGCAGGAGCAAAACGGCACAGCGAAAGCGGCTGGCGCAACCAGCGATGAGGAAAACCAGCGCATGTCATGGTTTGAGCGCAACGTGCTGAAGCCGACTGACGCCGCACTGGGTAAAGTCTTCGGGGGTGACAATGCGGCCAGTTAAACGCCTGTATTTATCCTCTGATGAAATCCATATGGCCGATATGCAGCTGGTGCTTGAGCTGAGTGCCTGCGGGCGCGGGTTTATTACCGCGCAGACGGAAACGGACTATACCGGCAAAGTGGTCCGTATCGATGCCGGATATTCTGACCAACTTTACCGCTGGTTTACCGGCTACGTGGAGCGTTCACAGCCTGCGGAAAACGGCTGCCAGCGCCTGTTTGTGCGTGAGCTGGTCGGCATATTTGATAAGCCGTGGCCGTGCAGCTTTCAGCATCCCACGCTACGCACCATCACGGACTGGCTGACGGAAAACAGCGGCCTGACGTTTATTCTGGCGGACGGTGCTGCCTATACCGATAAGCCGATCCCCCATTTCATGCACAGCGGCAGCGGCTTTCAGCTGCTGGCCGCGCTGGGCGCCGCGTTCGGCATTGATGACTATATCTGGTATCAGCTGCCGGGCGGGGATGTGTTTGTGGGCAGTGCAGCGCATGGCATGTTTGCCGGTAAACCTGTCACCATCCCCGACGAATTCAGCCAGAGCGTGGCGGCGGGGGATTCCGTGAAGCTGGCGCCGGTACCGTCCCTGCGTCCGGGCGTGGTCGTAAATGAAAAGCGCGTAAGCACTGTCCGCCTGCATAACGACGAAATGACGCTGACCTGGGCCGCGTCCAGCGGCGTGACGGCGGCAAAAAGCCCGCTGGTCCGGCAGATGGAAAGGGCGTACCCGGAGCTGGCCGGCGGACAACATCTGCCGAAATTTGCCCGCGTGGAGGCACCGGCGGAGAACGTGGCCTGCGGTGATATTGCCGATCCCTTTCGCCCGCGCTATGCCGTGGATCTGCAGCTGCTGGACGCGGACGGCAGGCCCGCCGCCGGTACGCCGGTTTATCCCGCCGTGCCGCTACCGGTGCCGATGGCCGGTAATGAGTCCGGCATGTTTCAGTTCCCGCCGCCGGGTACGCTGGTCGAAGTGGCGTTCACGGATGGTCGCCCGGACAAGCCGTTTATCCGCCAGACGCTGGCGCAGGGCAACAGCCTGCCGGACGTTAAGCCCGGCGAGCAGCTGCAACAGCAGCGCGAGGGCGTGTCACAACGCGTGACAGTGGCAGGAGACTGGGAGCGCCAGACCGACCAGACGATCCGTGAAACATCCATGAGCCGGATTATCGTCGCTGACGACGAAACCCGCACGCTGGTTGCGCGTGAAACCACGATTCAGGCGACGGATAAAACCACGGTGCTGGGAACGGCCAGCCTGATGGCCGGAGCCGTTCAGCAGGTGACCAGTGGCGATTACGCGCTGGCGAGCGGCGGTAATCTGGTGACCAGCGTGGCTAATGATGCCAGTTTGCAGGCGGGTGGCAGCCTGACGGAAAAAATTGCGCAGCTGCGGCAGAGCATCGCCGGGGCGCGGCAGGAAATCATTGCGCCGGTAGTGTGGGTGGGGAGTCAGTCCATCAACGTGATGCAGCTGATGCTGGAGACGCTGGACGTGGTGCAGCAGCTGGCGGCGCAGACGGCCAGCCATACGCACAGCGGCACGGGCGCGCCGCAGAACGCCAGCGCTATCAGCGCAACCGGCAGCAGCGCCGCAGGACTCCAGACAAAATATAAACCGGTCATCGGATAG